CTCTTGGCGTTCAGAGCTATGAGTTCAATCCCAAATGTGAGACCTCAGAAGAGGTTGGTTGGGATACTTTCTTTGAGCTGAATTGTGAATGGCAACGGCTCATGGATAGCACGGGAATGGCTCACGCAATTTCCATGAATTGGTGGTCTGATATGACAACAATGGACCGCAAATTTATGGCACGATGGTTGAACTCCCCCTTGAAGAGTTTGTATTACTCTCTTCAAGTAATGTCCGACACGCAAGACAAAACCGACGCCTACGCAGCGATTAGCGACGTAGATGTTGAGGCTTATCTTGCGGGCATTCTTGATGGGGATTCGGCACCTGAATGTAATTGCGCAGAATGAACCCGTATCAGAAACTGCTCGCTCGTAAGCGTACTTGGACTCCTGTTCAAACCACCGCTGGTAAGTTGAAAGAGGGCTCGGAGGAGGCGATCTTCCGGGCTCTCGCCCTTCGACAGCTTGAGCTGCCTGTCGGGGAGTTTATCGGTGATGCTCTAAAGTCCGAGGTGCCGGAAACGGCTCGTGAACTCCTTCTTACCAACATCAAAGACGAGGAAAACCATGACCTTGCCTTGGGATACGCAGCTAGTGCGCTCGGCACAGATAGCCAAGCAGAAGCGGAAGCGGCTCGCCTCCGAAAAGCTTGGGAAGATCATCCAGACCACACCGTACTCAAAGCACTGGTGGCTGAGAGAAGCATATTCTTTGTTATCCTCCCCTTCTTCCGGTTCAACGGTGACGCTGGACTGAGAACCATCTCTGCGGACATTAGTCGTGATGAACAAGTCCACGTCGCTACCAATAGTTTGGTATGTCGTGAGCTTGGTCTCAGTGTGTCTCCTAGTTTGGATCGCCTCAGGAAGGCAACCATTAATTGGGTGATGCAGCCTCTGGCTAAATCTGAGGACAAGTATCTCGACAAGCAGTTCTGGCTGGATCAAAGCGACAGCTTGATGTACGCAGGAAAAGCTGAGGGTCTTATCGAGACTCAACGTGCTCGGATGCCAGCGTTTTTCGAGATGAGTAACTCTGATCTTCCGAGCTACGCTTGATTAAGCCTTAGGTGGGGTTATGGCGCTTTCTCAAGATCAGTATTTTGAACAGTATTGGAGCGGTACTGATCAAGCTAATCAAGTACGAAACTACGCTAATAGTCGTATTTTTGATGGCAAAAACTGGCGTAACCCCACTGGCGGTGAAATTGCTCGATTAGAAGCATCTCTTAGAGATTGGGTTCGTAACAATTCAGGCTCTGGATTTCAGCAATCTTGGTCTTCTTATTCAGCACAACAAAACGCTCTTCTTGAAGCACAACGACAACAAGAAGAACTTGAACGTCAAAGGATTGAAGCTGAAAAGGCTGCAGCAGCACTAGCAGCAGAACAGGCAAGACTTCAAGCTCAATACAAAGCTGAACAAGAAGCAATTTCAAAACAACAACTAGAGCAATCTGCAGCTATTAATTTGCAGCTAGATAAAGAGCGCAAGGCTGCAGAAGCTGAACAAGCACAACTGAAAACTCAGTTTGAAGCTGAGCGAGTTCAAACAGAAAAGTTAGTTTCACAAGCCCAAGCCGAAACTGAACGTCAACAAATTGCAGCTAAACGTGAATCTGCAGTTGCTTTGAACGTTGGCAAGCAAGCTGCTTTTACAAAGCTTCGCCAAGCTCAAGATACGCAAGTTAAACCACAAACTCAGCGGAAGAAAACAATGATCGGTCAGCCTGGTGTAACTAGTACAAGACTCTCTGCAAGAGCTGGGCTTGGCGGTTATGGTGGTACAGCCGCTGGCCGCATTAACCCCACTGGCTTGAACATATGATTCCTTACATCGAAGCTGAAATACTTGCTTATCTAGAAGAGCTTTATCCAGATAGGGCTCCTGACCTTAGTATGGAAGAAAAACTTATTTGGTTTACTGCTGGGCAAGTTTCAGTTGTAAGACATTTAAGAGAGCAATTCAAGCTTCAAGAGGAAACCAAGTATGTCACTCCTTAATGCGATTATTGGCATTGTAGGCGCCGCTACTGGAGCCTATACCGCCTATAAAACTGGGGAAGCATCTAGGCAACAGGCTGACATTGCTCGCAGGGCTTCTGAGCAGCAAAGACAAGCTGCTGAACAGGCAGTTGCTACTCAGCGGCAAGCAGTTGAAAACCAGATGGTAGCTCTTCGTGAAGGGCTAGCTCAACGTCAACGTGAGTTTGAACTGGCACAACAGCAATACGCTGCTCAAACACAACGTAGTCAAGAACAACTTGTACAGAACCGAGCTCAAGCAGAACAACAACTTGCAGCTCTTCGTGAATCTGCCGCAGAACAAAGCAAACTGCTTACAACTCAAACTGAACAGCAACGCGCAGCTCAACAAGCTCAGCTAAATATTTCGCGTGAACAGCTAAGTCAATATCAAGCTCAAACCAAGTCGATGCAAGAACAAGCTGTTTTGGCTCGTCAATCGGCAGAGCAGCAAATCTCTCAGCAACGCCTGGCTTCAGCAGCAATGCTGCAAGAACAGAAATTGTCAGCAGCTATTCAGCAACAACAGTCGGCTCGTTCTCCTGTGTCATCTCGTGTTCGCCAAAGAGTTGGCACACCAGCTGGACTGCGTACTAGTTTGGAAATACAATCTCCTGTCTCCGCTGGTGTCGGAATGGGGACTCCAAATGCTACGGGTGGTTTGAATGTCTAACGCTGCGGCTCGTTATTCGGCTCTTGAGCCGGAAAAGACCATTTATCTTGATCGTGCTATTGAGTGCAGTAAGTACACTCTGCCGACTCTTATTACCGATAACGACCGTAGCACCGGCAAGAATATCTATACCAAAATTGCTACCACTTACCAAGGTCTTGGTGCTCGTGGTGTAAACAACTTGGCGAGCAAACTGCTGATTGCTTTGCTACCTCCTAACCAAGCTTTCTTCCGTCTCTCTGTAGACGATATGAAGCTAAAGCGGGAGCTGGAAAACTACAAAGAACTTCAATCAGAGTTTGACCAGCAACTGGCTTTGATGGAACGTTCCGTCATGCGGGACATTGAGGAGTCAGGGGATCGTACGGCACTGTTCGAAGCCCTCAAGCACCTTATTATTGGCGGCAACGCGCTCCTCTATGTTTCCGAAAATGGTACCCGGGTATATCCACTCAAATCGTTTGTACTCAATCGTGATCCTGAAGGAAACATTCTTGAGGTTGTTGTCCGCGAAGAAGTTAATCCTGAAGTTCTTCCAGACGGTGTTGCCCCTAAAAAGACTGAAGGCGGGTTTGTAGACAAAACTGTTTTCCTGTACACCTACGTCAAATGGGACTACGAAGCTGACCGTTGTACTTGGCAACAAGAGGCTTACAACAAGCCCATTGGGAAGAAAGGATCTGTTCCTATTGATAAGAGTCCTTGGATTCCTCTACGGATGTTCCGTGTGGCTCATGAGGCCTATGGACGTGGCTATTGCGAAGAGCTCCTTGGAGACCTGAAGAGCCTTGAGTACCTCAGCAAAGCCATCGTTGAAGGCTCTGCAGCAGCAGCCAAAATCATCTTCCTGTGCAATCCAAACGGCACGACTCGTCCTGATGCTCTTGCTCGGGCTGCCAATGGATCAATTGTGGCAGGTAATCCAAATGATGTGGCTCCTCTGCAAATGCAGAAGCAAGCAGATCTCACGGTTGCTCTCAACACCATTGCACGGATCGAGCAACGTCTGAGCTTTGCGTTCCTGCTGAACAGTGCCATCCAAGCTGGTACGAGTGGTCGGGACCGTGTGACAGCCGAAGAGATACGAATGGTTGCACAGGAGCTTGAAGCCGGTCTGGGCGGCATATACTCCATCCTCAGCGTTGAGCTTCAGCTGCCTCTTGTGAACCGCAAGATGGCTTTGATGGAGCGCCAAGGCCGCCTACCCAAGCTTCCCAAGGACATTGTTAAACCTCAGATCACCACTGGTCTTGACGCCCTCGGTCGCGGTAACGACAAAGCGAAACTTATTGAGTTCCTCCAGACCATTGCAGGTACTCTCGGTCCAGAAGTCTTGGCACGGTTTGTTAATAGCCGAGAACTTATTACTCGTCTTGCCGCTTCTGATGGCCTTGATACCTACAAACTTATCAAGAGTGACGAGGATCTTATGGCGGAAGAACAACAGCAAGCTATGATGATGCAGCAACAAATGGCTTCGCAAGATCCAAACAACGATCCTGCTAAACAAGCCGCACTAGTTAAAGCTCAAAATGACTCAATCCGGGCAAGTCAAGAAATCGCTGGCGGTGGAGCCGGTCTCTGAAGTAGTAGAAGCTCCTAAAAAGGAAGCTCCTAAAACCAAGATGGATGCTCTTATCGAAGAGCTCAAGAGCAAAAAGCCAGATGTTTACGATCAGTACGTTGCTGCTGCTAAGGCAAAACGTCCTGTTTGGATCTATCCTGATCTGACCGTTCGCATTGGTTGATCATGGAAGTCGTCGCTGACAACTTTTTGTCACAAGAGACTGGCCCTTACAGTGAGCAAGATCTTCAAGCACTGCAAGAGGCTGAGCAACTCGAGCAACAGCAGCTTCAAGACGAGCTGATTGGTGGCAAATTCAAAAGTCCTGATGACTTGTTGAAGGCTTATCAAGAGCTTGAAAAGAAGTTGAGTAGCCGTAATGGTTACGACAAAACCGATGAAGATGCTTCTGAAGAGGCTACTGATGACCAAGACGAAGAACCTGTTGTTCTGTCTCAAGAAGACGAACTGACGATTCTTGAAAGCATTGGTGGTCAGCAGAATTTTGAAGCTGCTCAAACTTGGGCTCGAGAAACTCTTGATGCTGATGAGCTTGAGGCATACAACCGTGAAGTCAATAGCGGTGATTTTTACCGAGCTCGTAACGCTTTGCAGTCTTTGTACTTTGCATATCAAGACAGTTCTGGTTTTGAGCCTGATCTGATTGGTGGGAAACTCTCTGGTAATAGCAGTGATGTATTCCGTTCAAGCCAAGAAGTGATGGCTGCTATGAACGATCCTCGCTACTTGCAGGACTCTGCATACACCCAAGATGTCCAAGATAAATTGCTTCGCAGCGATGTTCTTGGTCCTAGGGGTTAATATTTGATTAGCGAACGTAAACATTGTTGCCGCTGAGGCGATAACAACAGTGCGAAGCGAGCGCGTTAAACATTCCTACCTACTAACTAACGATGCCTGACTTTGCATCTCTTAGCCGGTTGGGTGGACTTAATGGCGTTCAATACAACGCTGGTTCCGCCTCCGGTAACTACGAAAAGGAAAACGCTAATTTCCTTAAAATCTTCAGTGGTGAAGTTCTGACCACGTTCAACCGTGAGACGATCTTCAAAGATCTGACCATGAAGCGCTCGATCTCTTCGGGCAAATCGGCCAGCTTCCCGATCACGGGCCGCTTTACTAGCCGCTACCACCGTCCTGGTGACTTCATCACCGGTCAGGGTAACAAGGGCATGATCGGCGAAAAGATCATCACCATCGATGACCTGCTGATCGCTGATGCTTCGATCTATGACCTGGATGAAGCCAAACTTCACTGGGATGTTAGAAGCATCTACTCAACCGAATTGGGCAGGGCTCTTGCTCGGGCCTATGACCAGCGTCTTGCTCGCACCCTTCTGACTGCTTCTGAGTCTGACGGTCGTGTGAAGGATTGGGAGTCCCG